CAGAGGGCATTTCTGCCTACTGACGGATGATGTGATTATAAGTCACCTCATTTCTGGGTTGGTAGCGAAGTGAGAAAAACCAACATCGCTGATAATCAGCCAAACTGCGATTTTTAAGTTTGGAGAGGTGAATTTTGTCAGACAGAACACAAAATGAGCCGCCCCGGGATCACTGAATATCGCTCTGACAAAATTGAATGAGATTACCTTATTCCTCCGCCTCCAGCTGGCGCCTGACCCTTGGTCATGAATACCAGGTCATTCTTTTGCCCTGGCAGCGGTTTGTCATGCCTGTTTGTCTGTAGGATCTTCTCCGGGATCCCGCCGGCGTTAAAGGGGAAAGCCTTACATCCGCCCTCGAGAGGGGTGTAGTGTGCGCACCTGAGACAGATGAGATCTATTCTTTCCATGAGAATGTGAGTATGGTTCCGCAAAGGTATAAGGATTCCGTGAGAAAGGGAGTTCTTCACAAAATTGTGAGAAACCCCAGTTATGCCAATACCTTGGCCATTATTCAATAACGATTCTTACAACTGAACCCGTTCTGCTGGCTTTAAATCCAATTATCGGGTAAATTTGACCCTAGAACACACTGGAGCGTTCCCGAATTTCATGTTTTCATGGCAAAGTATAACCGGAAATACTCCGAAAAGATCGCAAATAAGATTTTCTCTCTCATAGAGGAAGACAGTTATACTGTTGCCGAAATCTGCGCAAATGTCGGAATATCAGCACGATGTTATTATTATTGGATTAATGAGTTTGCGGAGTTTGCGCACGGAATAAAGAAATCCAGGGAAACTTTTGCTGAAAGAACGCTGGTTGAGTGTGAAAGATCCCTGGTGAAGCTGATCAACGGCTATGATTATGAGGAGGTCAAGACAGTGATGATTGATTCAGGTAAGCCGGGGCCCGACGGCAAGACAACGCCAAAGATCAAGGAGCGGACTGTTATCAAAAAACATATCATCCCCAGCCTTCCCGCGATTATCCACTTCCAAACCAACCGGGACCCGGAGAACTGGAAGAACAGGCAGACCAATGAGCTCACCGGTAAGGGCGGCAAGGATCTGTTTGAGGGATTAAGCAATGAGGAGCTGGAGGAGAGGATCGCAGAGCTGGAAAAGAAACTTGCTGATTAAACCAAGTTTGTATCATGGCAAAGTACACTAAAAAGCTGGTAGATCAAATCTGTTCACTCATTAAGAAAGACTGCTATACCATTGCAGAATTATGCTCATTGTCAGGGATAACCCGGGAAACATACTATGCCTGGCTTAAATCTCATCCTGACTTTTCTGACGCTGTTACGCGCGCGCGCGAGGATTATGATCATCTGGTGGTGAAGGAGGCAAAGAATTCTCTCATGAATAAGATCCGGGGTTACACCGTTCAGGAGATCCGCACTGTCATGGTTGATGCTGGCAAACCGGGAACAGACGGGAAGCCCTTACCGAAGGTCAAAGAAAGGACCGTGATCGAGAAGCATATCCAGCCGGATATACAGGCCATCATTTTCACCTTGACAAATAAGGCCCCGGATGAATATAAAATCCGTCAGACAACCGAAGTGACCGGGAAGGACGGCAAAGACCTGATCCCTGACAGGCCTATTACCATGAAGGAGGCAAAAGCTCTTCTGGAAAAGATAAACGGCGAGATGTAAGTCTACTATTCCCCTAAAAACTATTTCCGTGCTGAATAGATTACCTCATTGCCCTGATCCGGCACCGGTGCCTCATGTTTGTTGTCACCGCTAAGTATGTCATCAGGGATGCCTCCAGGGAAGGCGCGGCAGGTGAAGTCAATGGAGTTAAACTCCTGGCTGCAGTGAGAGCAGGATGCCTGGTAAGGGTTGTAGTCCTGGTGCCGGTCGTTTAATATCTCCATGGTAAGATCCATTGATCAGGACAAAGATAAGCAATTTTGAGAGGGGAGGGGTGTATTACAATGATACACATATGGGGAAAGCTCCGGGGCTGACGCCCGGGCTTACTGGTAGGATCCTCAGATCGGATCCGATTCTTCTACTGCAGCTGGCTTGGCTTTATTGTTAAGCTCTGCCACAGCGCGGTTTACTGCGGTAATGAGGGGCGTAATGCTGGGTTCTTTGTATTTGTGATCAACGTTCAACTTACATCGTTTGGTAAGCATGTCGGTTGCATCGGTAATTGCTCTCCTCATTTCCATATTCTGTTCCTTCAGGTCTAGAATGGTTTTTAATGCTGCTGCATCCATGGTTTTGGTTTTTTAGTTAGTGACTTTCATATCAAAGTTACGAAAATCCTCCTATTAAGCCTCATCCTCTTCCATGGCCAGAAGGAACTCCGAGGTGATTAGGATCACATCATTTATACTTCTTGAAGCCTCTTCCTGCAGATGGATCACATCGTCAATGATGCTAGTCATCTTCTGGAAGTCTTCTAGCAGACCAGGCCAGTTCTCTTCCCGGAAGATCACTTCAATATCCAGTCGACTCTTTGCGAATCCCTCCGATTGCTTCAGGAGGATTGTTTTATCCTGGAAGAACTCAGTGCAGTTCAGGACTGTCTCTCCGAGCTTCTTGTAATTGTCCCATACCTGAGGGTGGGTGTCAAGGGCCCTCTTCAGAGAGGCCAGCATGACAGATTTGGCTTTCGCTTCCATGGATCCCAGATCAACGGTTAAGGATACTGTAATCCAATTCCTGGCCGGCAATGGAGCTCATGTTATAAATGGCATTCATTACATGATCCATGGCCTTACCGGCGTCTTCTGAGAATGTGTCCCAGGTCCCGTCTTCAGCGTCTTTCTTCTTTTTGTAGTCCTCCAGACGGCTGTGAATGACCTGCAGTGTGCGGATATCCTCGAGCAGTCCTGAGGGCACAATGTCCTTTACCTGGGTTTCAGCGGTGACGCAACCGGTCATAGCCGGTGCACTTTGATTGTTTTCTCTTTCGTTTTTCATATCTAAGGTTTGTGTTGGTGAAAATCATTCCTCTCCTGCACACTCATGTAAGTGTGACGGTTCGCTGTCTTTGCCACAGCTTCAATCTGGATCCGGTCGATGCGATAGTTTGAACCTGGTCCGTCCTGTATGACTTCAATGAGCCTTTCCTGGGACCATCTTTCAACAGTACCCTCTCCGTACTTACGGTTTGCAGCTGCCAGGGAGATATAAGGTCGGAGCAGATCTGCCTCAATGAGGGCCTTTTTTGCTCCGAGCTCAGCAGCTGCCGTGAGCACGTTGATAAATTCGTATTCGCTCTGTGGTAATCGGATCATTTCTCAATCGTTTTTGGATAAAAGAGGGGTTGATAATGTAACCAGTAAACTCCTCAACCCCTCTTCGAAAGTAAATGTATGAACACTAAATCAGGTCAAAGATGAAGCAAAAATAGTTTCATGTCAATAGTGATTATTAACTTTCTTTGTCGTATATTGCAGTGTGTAAGGCAGTTAGTGTATTACTATAATACACTTCGCATGTTCCGCCGGGAATTATATACAACAATGGAGGGGAATTATATAAGGCTCCCGAAGCCTTCCGAAGGATTAAGCCGTTTACTTAACTTTCAGTAATCGATATCGGCCCTCGGGGATTTCCCCGAGGGGGTCTCCCCAAAATTGAGTAGACCGGTTCGCATATCTGCACAGATGATATGATTTCAAGTCACATCATTGTGATGTGAGGATTTCTCACTTCACCTGGATCTGACGACCTAAGCCAGGCATAGCCGGCCACTGGAAAAGCCTTCATGAAGAGGTGAAAATTCCAGCCCGTTTCCTATTTCCCTGATCACAGATATGAATACGCTGAAAAACAACCTGATAAGGTCAGGCAAACTAGCGGCACATACGCTAGAGTGTTGTTTTATGAAGATATCCAAGCATAAAAAGAGAGGGCCCTGCGGGTAAAGACAGAGCCCTCTCGAAAGTAATCAAAGGAAAAGAAGGTCACATTTTGTTGGTAAGGCCAATCAGGTATGAAATCAACCTGTTTGCCTCATCCTTACTCTCAATCGTGTAATTGAGATGGTTGTCCAGAAGCTGGAGCTTCATAGCCATCGGACCGTTTGTCTGGTTCCGGAGCTCCATCCGGATCTTTTTACCTGTTTCAGTCTCTTCCAGGCTGCAGGTAAGTTTTACCTCATTTTCGAGGGTTGCGTTTGCTAAAGCAAATTCATTCTGTTCCATGGTCATCTATTGTTTCAAGTTCAACATTTGTGAAATCCATCTGCCGGGGTTCAATCACATACTGCCCGTCTGCTCCTGTAACAGTCAGGAAGCCTGACAGCACGTTCAAAACCTGTTTCTCAATCATCCAGCCCGGGTGCTCAGATTCAGAGTAATCAATCAAAAACCTCGAGGCATACCCGGCTTTAACCATTGCCTGCCAGAAGGTCTGTAAACCGGTTGCAGCTTCCGCACATGCGTTGCGGATTTTAAGTACCCTCGGATCAGAAATATATTCCCGGAACTGCTCCCGGATCTTTTCTTTCCCTGCTTCCGGAAGTAGAGGCCTCAGTGCCTTATCAAAAGTGATCAGATCCTGAAACATCGGATTCTTAACCGGTTTCCCTCCGATAGTGGTTTCGAAGAACGGATTCAGCTTCTGCAGGAACCCTGCAAAGACTTCATGATGTAGGTTACGCATCTGGGCCTTTGCAGCATCAGTTGAGCCCGGGGAAATATCCCTTTCAGCATACTGGCCGTATTTGCCTCTCAGGATCTCCGGACCCTCGATCAGGATAGCGCGGACAATGGTCTCTGTAGGGGTGAGCCCCAGGCTGCTTATTTCCGATATCACTGACCTTACCAGGGACAGATAATCATTTTCGATTTCACGGATGAAGCTCTGAGCTTCATTTGTGTGTTCATTTACTAGCGTCGGTTTCATATCAGTCAGGTAGTGTTATACCGGCAAAGCCGTTGGTTTCATTGAATTCTTCTTCTTTCTCACCCTTGACCAGGGGTTTCCCCGTGAACAGGCCAGCCTTCTTGTCTGCGATCCACTGTTTGACGCCTGAAGAGGGTTCATTCTTTGCTTTCTCTTCCTGCTCATCTGCTTCCCCTAATTCTTTCTTCAGGGCGTTGATCTTATCGATCAGGGGCTGAGCCTCTGTCACGATCTGTTTTTTGAATTCTTTGTCCATGGAATTTATTGTTAGTAATGGTTATCATTTAAAACTTTAGGCCACCCGCCAGCTTTCCACCCTTAAAATTGTCCTGCACAAAATAGGGCTGATGTTGTGCTCCGTCAATACGTTTCATATTCTTTGAAACCCAGTCCGTAAAACCCTGGGGCATTTCTTTTATCATGTTCTTAGGCTTCCACTCCTGTAGCCTGCCCTCTGCTCTCGCCTTTACCCGCTCGGCCCACTCTTCAATGGTTATCTGAATCGGAATCATTACACATCGACATAGGGGGTGATTACCATTCCACCGGAACTCTTTCGGGTAACGACCTATAAGCTCATCGCATATGTCAGTCCACCCGGGAATTGTTCCCCCCTTACCATCGGAACAGGTATGATTGTTTGATAATCGGAGTTCATACCCGACAATAAGAGGATTGTTTTGAAAGTTCTTCCACTGTGCCTGTCGGTACGCCCGTGAGATCTCGGTTGAAGCAAGGCGCAGGGCGTTCTTGTATGAGGACCGGTACCGGCCGGTACCTGGCTTGTACTTCTTTGCAGCCTCGCTCAGTTCCAGCTTACCGGTCTCAGGATTGCGGACCCGACGGAAGATGAGTTCGGGATCCTGTAGAAACTTCTGCAGTTCTTTTGCCAAGTCTCTAGCGCTCTTTCCTTCTATCATTGCCCGCTGGATCAGCGCCTCCATTTCGGTCTTTATCCCTTCTGTGGCATTCCATATACGGTCAGAGATTTTAAGGCCATTACGGCTCTCATTGTAGAAAGCCTTAGCTGCATCTTGACGATGTTCCGAGGTGGCTTCCTGGCGGATCTGGGTTAAGATCTTTTGTTCCTTGTCCATCTTTACGAATTTGTCCGCGGCTGCCTTCCAAACCTGTTCCTCCCCCTCAGTCCAGGCCTTAACAACCCCATTGAGAATTAAAGAGCCTATCTGAGGGCGTACAGAGTTCAATATGTCGTTTATTGCCCTCTCAACCCCGGGATTCTGCTTGAGGTGGAACATTTTGCCCGAGGTCATGATCTTCTTTACCTGAGGCAGAGATATCGTCTGATTATAAACATCCTTGATCAGCTTCTGGATCTCCTTGAGGATCTTTAACTGTTGTGCATTGTAGTTCTCACTATTGGGGTTGGTTGTCATGGCTGGCTGATTATATGTTTAAGCCACTTGCCCTGAGTGAATCAGTTTTGAGGGCGTCGAGTTTGCTGTCAATGGATCCCAGCTTCTCCAAGTGTCTGTTGAAACGGGTGTTTGCTGCTATCTCTGCCAGGTTCATGAGCTGTTGACGCATTATCTGGATCCCTTCAACCTGGTTGATGCGCATGGCATTGACCTGGCCAGCGAGGACCCCTGCTGTCTGTTCGGTTATTCCCTTAATGGCACCGCTGAGGGTATTGTCTGACGGATCTCCCAGGCCTAAGCCCTGAGTTGCCCTTCTGTATTTCTCCTCATTCTCCTTTGCAATCTCGGAGGTCCTCTTCTGGATTGCCCGAGCCTCCTCCTCAGTCAGCACCCCGTCTATCAGGGCCTGAGCAACCATTTCCTGCAGCTCAGTGATAGCAGGGCCGAGGATCTCCGAGCTGAAGGACCGCAATACAGCTTCGGTCAACATGTCATTCATATACCCAGCAAAGTCAGCAACCTCAATACGGCCCTGTTTCAATCCTTCAAGAATTGTACTTGCCAGGTCAACCTCGGTTATTCCGCCGGACAGGAAATCAGTGTAAGCCTGTTCAGCATCCTCCAGGGCAATGGTTGTCTCATTGATCTTATCTTTGAGATCTTCAATTTGTGCCAGGCGCTCATTGAGTAAATTTCCCCTGTTCTTCCAGTGGGATTCAAGGTTCTTTTCCTCCTCTTTAAGCATTTTCTGGTACTCTGCCAGATCTTTCTTCCGCAGATCTATACTTTCCTTCAGAGCATCTTTCTCTCCTCCTTTACGTTGGGACTGTTCCAGCAGACGGTTATGCCTTTCAAGAACATCATTCATGGATTTGATTTTCTCCTCATATGCTACTGTCTGATCAAAGAACTGACCGATCTGAGCAATGAAGGATCCTACAGCACTAACCACGGCACCTAGATAGTCCTGAGTGGCAATGGACCCGGCAAAACCGATCATTCCCTGCATCTGAGCGGCCATTTCCTGAGAGAGCAATCCAGCCCTTTCCAGCATGGCCACCGTCTCCGAGACTGCGGCAGTGATTTCCTTCCGGGTCTGCATCTCATCCTCGGCTATTTTTAGCATTTCGTCGTCAACCTTCTTCTTCTTCTTAGCGACAGATTCAGCATTGCGCGCGTTTGCAGCCTGCTGGTCCATTACCGAGAGAGTCTTTTTTGCAGCCTCGAAATCAAAAACAGGAGTTTGCCAGTACCTGGCGCCAGCGCCCTTGCCTCCGGTTGAGGGTGCGCCCAGGGTAATATTGGAGGATCCTGCAGGCTTCCACGCATCGGCCTGTGAATTGCTTATAAGTTCACTGGCCCGCGACTGAGCATAAATAGCATTTACCAGCAGGTTCCTGATCCGGAGCTCTTCCTGCAGCTGCTCTATTCTATCGGCAATAAGTTTTGCCTCCTGGGTGTTGCCGGCTTCAACCGCTTCCAGCATAAGTCTCTCCTGTTCCGAAATCTTCTGTTCCAGGAGGACAATCTTTTCGAGGTTTTCAGTTGTAGTGACTCCGAGGTCATCCAGCATGTTCTGATACTGCTCTCCGTGCTTAATGGACTCAGACATGAGGGAGTTGAATTTTTTGAGCTCCTCAGCTGCCTCTTTTTCAACCTTCAGCCTCTTTCTGTTCTCCTCCTCAATGGTCCGTGTCTGGACCGGTCCCATCTGAACCTCTCCGGCAGTAGCAACCGTTTCGGTCCTTCTTACGGTGGCCGGCATTGTTTTGGCCTCGAGATCCTTTTCCAGAAACTTCTTGTAAGCCTCGGAGGCCAGGTCATAGCTGGCCACTGCCATGGCACGTTCCTTTAGGGCAGTGCGGAAGGTCTCAGTATTCTTGACAAAAACATTCTCAGCATCTGAAGTTCCTTTGATCTGGATCCCGAGATCATGAAAAGCATCTTTGTTGTCTTTGATGAACTTGTTTTTGGCTTTCATGTCATCACCCAGCCTGTTCCACTCCAGGCGCATTTTTTCAAACGAAGCCAGAGACTGGTATGCTGCCTCAGCTGTAGCCTTATTGAATTCCTGAGTGGCTTTCCTGGCTTCCTGGGTCCTTGTGACCAACCGGGAGATAGCTGCTACAGCAACTCCGATTGCGACGCTTAAACCGAGCGTAAGCGTTGCCATGAGGACCCGCGCTGCGGCTGTTGAGATCCCAAGGGCAGTGGCCAGATTCAACTCAGCAGCTGCCAGGGCAGTCTTCGCCCGGGTAACTACTGCCAGGGAGAAGGCACTGTCTTTGTTGAGGACCTGCTGAGTCTGCTGTAATCCGATTGTCAGGGACATGAGAGACTGAACTTTGACCATGACCCGCTGAAGATCTTCATTCTCTCCTGCGAATAGTCCGACTGCTCCCTGGGCTGCAGCTGCTATCCCTGCGACTCCTGACAGAGCCTGTATCAGTCCCTGGAAACCCGCCTGATCATGGGCCAGTACGTTTGCCTGTTTCTGAGCATGGGCCATTTGCTGTGTCAGTTTCGCAAAAGATTCCTGCAGCACTTCATACTCCTTTGTTCCCCTCTTCCCTGCGGCTTCCATGGCAACCAGTTCCTCTTTCATCTGACGGAGCTGAGTTCTCAGGGAGACGTGAGCTGCAGCTGCTGTCTTCACCTGCCCCTCATAATCGGCCAGGGCTGCTTTCTGTTCCTGCAGGGCTTTCTTTGCAGCATTGATCTCACTGATCAGGTCAACCTTTGCAGTTCCGGGAGCTATCGTCTTCAACATCCCTTCCATTTTCCGGATATCTGCCTCAGTGGCTGCAATCAGTTCCTTTGAGGTGGTGATCTTCTTTGTCAACTGCTCAAAAGCCTTTTCAATCTTCATCCCTTCAGCTACTGTGGCGGAGGAAAGACCCTTGACACGCCTCTCGGCTTCATTCATAGCTCCTATGAATTGGTCACTTCTGACTGTCAAATCATAGTGAAGAGGGCCGTTTTCATCATTGTTCATATCATGTTAATTTTATAGTTCAACTCCTTGACCAAAGGCGCCAAAGCTGGTGCCGTACTGGTTATTTATTATCTCTAAATTCTTCTTCAGATCCTCTCCGACAGTCAGGGTGCTCCCTGTCAATACGTCGAATCCCTTCGCCTCAACAAACAGCGCGTAA